ATGGGCACGAGTGTACCAGCAACTGTACCAGATAGCGGTTCAGGCGGGGTTCGGGTGGCTCGACGGCTCAAGAAGCGCAACGGCGTTTGGTATTATTCGCGGCAGGTGCCCGCCAGGTTCGCCGACGTCGATCGTCGTGGCTGGGTCGCGATCTCCCTTGAAACCAGAGACCTCGCACGCGCCGAACGACTGAAGGGCGCCGTCGAGCGCGAACTGGAGGCCTATTGGGTCGCCTTGAAGCGCGGCGATTCCGATGACGACAAGGAGCGCTATCGCGGCGCGATCGATCGCGCGCGGCTCGAAGGATTCGAATATCGGGAAGCGCCGGCGCTCGCCAATTCGCAGCTGGACGATATCCTTGCTCGGCTGCAGCGGCTCGAGCAGATGAAAATCATCGGCGCCGGCATGGATGCCCAACCGCCGACGCCGGCCGAAGTACAAGCCGCCGATGCGCTGGCCGGCGGCCTGTCCTCTCCAGCCCTGAAGCTGTCGGATGCGCTCGCCGAATTCTACAAGCTGACCCGCGACAAGGTCCGCGCGAAATCGGAAGATCAGTTGCGGCGCTGGAAAGCGCCTCGCCTCAAGGCGGTCAACAATCTGATCGAGTTGGTCGGCGACAAGGCGATCATCGACGTGAACCGAGCCGATGCCCTTTCCCTGCGGGCGTGGTGGCAGGACCGGGTGATCGACGAAGATTACACACCAAACAGCGCCAACAAGGATATCGGGCATCTCGCGCAGCTGTTCGACACCCTCAATGACGGCCTGCAGTTGGGGCTTTCGAAGCCATTCCAGAAGCTCCGTTTGGCTGACGAGGAAATCAAGCAACGGTCCCCATTCACGAGCGATCAGCTCCGCCACATAGCGAAGCCGGCGACGCTCGCCGGGATGAACGACCAGGCTCGCTGGATCGTCATGGCGATGATCGAGACCGGCATGCGACCGAGTGAGATTTGTGGGCTCGAGAAGGATGACATCATCCTCGATACTGCCGTTCCGCATGTGAAGATCCGGATGAAGGCCTATCGACGCCTGAAGACCCCCTATTCGCAGCGCGACATCCCGTTGATCGGCATTTCTTTGGAAGCGTTTCAGGCGAACCCCGATGGCTTTCCTCAGTACCGGGACCGCACCTCGCAGCTGTCCGCTCTGGTGAATAAGGTGATGAGGGGAAGACACCTGCTGCCGACCGAAGATCACAGCCTCTACTCGATCCGCCACAGCTTCCAGGACCGCCTGACGGCCGCCGACATGCCTGATCGCCTGCAGGCCGACCTGATGGGCCACAAGTTCAACCGGCCGCGCTATGGCGAAGGGCCGACGCTCGAGCACAAGCTCGAATGGCTGTCAAAAGTCGTCGTTACTGCAACGCAGATCTGCGAGAGCTGAATTGCAGGAGCAAGGCCTTGTTGAGGGAGAAACCGAGATCTCGTTCACTTTCGTCGAGCCTGATCGCGAAATCACTGTGCTGACGGTGAAAGAAGACAAAGAGCAGGGGTTAAGGCTTTTGCTGCGTTCGCCTGACACACTTTCTGCGCTTGACGATTATGCGGACGGTCCAGACCTCAGTGCGTTCGCAGGGCAGCGGATAAAGGAGAGCCGTTATTCAATTCATGCGAGCGATGAGAGTGTAAACGGGATCAACCTGATAAAGCGAACACTGCGTTTGTTCGGGGGCGTTGAACCGATTACATCTGTCCACCTGACCAAAGCAATCAAGACTGCCAATCAATTTGCGCCGATCTACACTCGGCGTGTCGGAGAGTTGGGGGAGGCGCATAAGTATAAACCGGGGAAGGGGCGGCTGATCCGGCTTGGCGCATATGATCCTAACAAGTTTACGGCATTTTTCATGGTTGTTATTTCATCCCCCGAGCGAAGTCTAAATAATCTTCGGCCCAGAACGACCAGCGTTTTTGAGTATAATTTTACACGGTTCAAAATAACAGTTGTGGTAACCTATCTGCCGATACCAACCCTCAAGAAAGGTCATCTCTTTCATCTGGTCACCATTAATCCTGATCTGGCGGTCAACGAAGAGGAGAAAGCAGCGGCGCTAGCGGCCATCGACGGCTTTGATGATCTTGAAGTCATGGATCTATTCGCACATATGGCGAGAGCTGCCGAGGATATTCTGATCGATGATGTCGCCCGAGGGGGTGGGCCACCGCGCGATTCCTCGTTTTGGCAGGCGGTCCTTAGAACCGGCCTCTACAAGGAGGCAGACCAATCGGAATATCTATCGAGACTTGCACAGGTTATGGGTTACGACCCGCCTTCGTAGCAGACATTCGATCTCGCATTTTTCTCGAGCCACATCATAATTCTGTTGTCGAGCATGTGGTCAATGTGCCACAAATCGCCTTGTCAGCTGATGGGCTGGATTATTGCGTTGGTCGCCGAGTGAAGGCGATTCGATGCAGAAGTCACACTCGATAGACCGCCAACGCCGGACCCTTTTGGGCCCGGTTTTTTTATATCCAGTTTCTGGGATCCTGCGGGTTTGGCGGCCTGCAGGTCAACGGCCGGGTCGGTCGGTGGCAACTGCGAGGTTGGTCGTGGCGCGACCAACCTCGTACATCTCCTCAACGACGGAAGACCGATCGCGTTCATGAGCACCGGCACGATTACGGTCAAAGGGCGTTCCATCGTCGTGACCGAGCGCAGCCTTGGTCGACGCGCGCCAGTTGTTCCGCACGACCAGCGCCGTGAGATGGCTCAGAAAGTCGATGATATCGAGGCGCGGCTGAATCGGTTGACCGTCTCGCGGCACGACCCCGAACGCTTCTTCGTTCAGCGATCCGAGCTCGCCGACGATCTGCGCCGACTCGCCGTGAGCCTGCGCGAATAGAATTTCCGAACTCAGCACGACGATCCGCCGCTCGGCTCTCGTAGAGCGTTCCGAGCTCGCGGCAATGCGGTCGCCATGGGAACCACCGCTCCTCCGCTTCGGCCGAGGGATTGCCGCTCATTGCCGATCGTCGTGCTGGGCCTGCAAAGCTTCCCATCATACCGGAGATCCGAATGCACCGCCCGTCGCTGCGCATGCTGCTTGCTGCGTCCGCTCTTCTGGTCGCCGCAGGCTCGGCGTCCGTCGCCCTGTCGCCGCCGATGCCCGGCCGAGAACTGATGGTGCTGCATGAGCCGCGGCGCGCGCGCCTGGCCGTTCGTCGGCGCTATCCGAAGACGGGCGCATCGTATCCATCGAATGGGCGCCGCGAATGGGAGCGACGCCAGAAGCAGATCGCCAGCGGTCGCCTGACCGAAGCCAACGGGCTCGTGCGCAACGCCGCCTAGGTGCTGGTGCTGATCGTCGGCGCCGGCGCGTTGAATGTCGCGGCCGAGCGCTGACGATCTCCATTTCGGGCGAGACGTTGCAACATGCCGCTCACTTTCGATCTTCGCGACTTCGAGCGGATGGCCGATCGGCTGGGCGGTGCTGTTGATCAGCTGCCGTTCGCCCTTGCCAACGCCTTGACGGCGGCGGCTTTCACCACACGCGCATTTCTCGTCGACGACGTCTGGCCCCGGCACGTCGAGCAGAGGAACAAGCGCTTCATCAGCGCATCGCTCAGGATCGATAAGGCGACCAAGCGCAACCTGTCGGTCTCGATCTTCGACAATTTGGGCCGCGGGCATCTCGCGCTCCACGCCAAGGGCGGAACCAAACAGGCCAAGAAGCGCCTTGCGATCCCGGCCACCGGCGCGGTGAGGCGCTCCGGCAAGGGTGTGAGGAAGAGCGAGACGCCTTACGCAATTCGCGCGATGACGCCCGCCAGGGCGCTGCGCGTGCTGCCGCATGGCATTTTTGTCGGCAAGGGGGGCCGACTGCATCTCGTCTATTCCTTCAAGCAATCAGCCCACCAGCCTGAAGATGTTCCCTTCTTCGAGAGCTTCCAGCGCGTCATGCGGGCAGAACTGAAGGCGGGCTTCTCGGCATCGCTGAAGAACGCCATGGCGACGCGTGGGAAGAAGTCCCGATACGACCGTGAAGCGGCGCTTGGACGCCGCCGGCTGGGGAGTTCTCACGGCAACGCCGGCTCGCGCCGATGACGAGGAATGGAGACCAGCATGCCGCAGTCCACCGAGACCGTTGTCCATGAACGGCGCGTCCGTGTCCGTTTCGATCGGCGCGAACTGGAGCTCCTGATCGCAGAGGCGGCCGCGCGTGAAGCGGGCATTCTGGTGACAGACGTCGTCTGCAAAGTGACGTTCGAGGACGCGACAGAGGGCTCGCCGGCCTACCGCGTCGGAGTTCGCGCGGTGGTCGACATCGTCGAGAAGCTGGGACCGCCCGGTTCGGCCGCCTGACGCTCAGCCCTCCGGGGGGCCTTGGGTCCTTCCGCCCCCCGGCCCCCGGGCGGGGTACGCGCGACCGCGGACCGTGACGCGGCGTGGGGTCGCAAAACTGGGTAACAGGTAACAGGGTAACAATCAGGGCCCGCCTCGTTTCATGGCAGCAGAGGATCCGGGCTTCGTCTCCCAGGCGGATTATGGTCGTCACCGCGGCGTCTCGCGAAAGACTGTAACGGACTGGAAACAAAAGGGCATTCTTGTTCTCGACGCGCGCGGTCGTGTCGATGTGGCGAAGACCGATGCCGCCCTCAACGACCGGCCGGCGACCTATCGCGGCGGTGTTACCTCCGAGGCGCCGAGGCGGGACGAGGGTAACAAATCGCCGCTGACCCGCCGGGAGGTAACAGCCGCTGTTACCCCCGAGGGTAACACCGTCGTCGACGAGGAAGCTGACGGACTGCTCGACGCAGACATCTCCGATGAGGGGATCGAATCCGCTGGCAGCTGGAAGCTCGCAGAGGCGACACGCGTCAAAGAGATCTACCTCGCTCTCAAGCGACGGCAGGAATACCTCGTCAGCCAGGGCGCGCTGGTCGCGATCGAGGAGGTCGCCGTGCAGCTCGAGGCCGAATACACGATCGTCCGCGAACGCCTCCTGGGCATCCCGGGCAAGATTGCCGCCTCGCTGGTGGGGCTCGATCGCGCGGCGATCGAAGAGAAGATCCTCGAAGAAATCAGTGAGGCCTTGAGCGAGCTGCATGATCAGGGAAATGTTCAGGCCGGGAGCGCTGGCGCTTCTGGCTCGCCTGACGCTGGCGAGGCTCGCACTTAGGCCGCCGCCGCGGCTCAACCTGATCGAGTGGGCGGATACCTACCGCCATATCTCGTCCAAGACATCGGCTTCACCAGGTCGGTGGAAGACGCGGTCGCAGCCGGTGGCCTTTGGGCCATTCGCGGCAGTGACCGAGGCCGACACACATACTGTGACCGTGATGGCGGGCACTCAGGTCGTGAAGACCGAGCTCGATATCAACGTCGCACTCTATTTCGTGCATCAGGATCCAAGTCCGATCCTGTTCGTGCAGCCGACCCAGGGCGCTGCCGAAGCGTTCTCCAAGGAACGCATCGAGCCCACGATCGAGGTCAGCCCGGAGATCCGGGAAGCGCTCGCGCCATACGCTGCGCGCAGCACGATCACGCATAAGGAGTATCGGGGAGGGTCGATCGACTTCGTCGGTTCGAACTCGCCGACCGACCTGGCGTCGCGCCCGAAACGCATCGTCATTTCAGACGAGATCGACAAGTATCCGCCATCCGCTGGCAAGGAAGGCGATCCGCTTATCCTGGCCGAAGAGCGCGCATCGACCTATCACGCGCTGGGTCGGGCGAAATTCGTCAGGACCTGTTCGCCGACCGACGAGGACACTTCGCGCATCGGCCGGGAATACCGTGCCAGCGATCGCCGTCGCTGCTTCGTACCGTGCCCGCATTGCGGCGACCGGTTTCAGATCGAGTGGCGCCATGTCGTGTGGAGCCGCGACGATATGGGCGAGCACCTGCCGGAGACGGCAAGCATCTGCTGCCCAGCGTGCGGCGTCCTCTGGTCCGAAGGCGACCGGGTCCGCGCGCTGACAGGGCTGGCGGACCTGCCAGACCATGGATGGCGGCAGACGCGCGCGTTCTCGTGCTGCGGTGAGCGGCAGGAGCCCGAGCTATGGGATCGGCAGGGCAGGTCGCTCTGCAGGACGTGCGGCAAGAGGCCTGCCTATGGCGGCCATGCCGGCTTCGTCATCTCGAAGCTGTTGTCGATCCGACATCGGCTTCCCGATCTAGTCACCGAGTTCATCACGGCCCAGGGCGACCCGGAGCTGCTGAAGAAGTTCGTCAACACTGCGTTGGCCGAGCTCTGGAAGCCGGCCGGGCGCGAGACACTCGACGGTTCGGGCTTGATTGCTCGCGCCGAAACCTACGGTCCGGAAGACCTGCCGAACGAGGTGATGGTCATCACCGGGTTCGCGGACGTTCAGGGTGACAGGCTTGAGGTGCAATTGGTGGCCTGGGGGCCCGATGAGGAAAGCTGGCCGTTCCTCTATGAAGTCATCTCCCAGGACCCGGCGCAGCCGGCGGCATGGAAAGAACTCGATGCGCTGCTGAAGCGCAAGTTCAAGCGTCGAGACGGTCGCGTCCTTCGCGTTGCTGCCTTCGGCATCGATACGGGCGGCCACCATGGCACGCAGGTGTTCGCCTTCTGCAAGGCTCGCCGCCGCCGGCGCATCTTCGCGACCAAGGGCGTTGCAGGGCAGCGACCGATATGGCCGAACCAGGGTCGCAAGGCCAAGACAGGCGATCTGTTCTGGCCCGTCGGCGTCGACGGCGCCAAGGACGCAATCTATGGGCGCCTCAAGATCGAGGCTCCAGACGAGCCTGGCGGCCGAAAGCCGGGCCTAATTCACTTCCCGACTGAGCCCGGCTTCGGGCCCGACTATTTCGAGCAGTTGACGTCTGAGCGTCGCGAGATCCGCAAGCGCAACGGCCGTCCTTACGCGATCTGGATCCTGCCCGAGGGCAAAAGGAACGAAGCGCTCGACACGTTTGTTGGCGCGCTCGCCGTCCGGAAATCACTGCCGCGCCGGATCGACGCTGCTCTCGAATACGATCTCGCGCCGGAAGCTGCCGAGACTGAGGCTGAGGCAGAACCAGCCCCGCCGAAAAAAGAACGTCCGGCGAGCCCGGGTCGAATCGAGCGCCAGCGCGGCTGGCTGCAATCCAGGAGATAGGCCATGGCCGAGACCACCCCGGACGACGCTGCGGCGGCGGAAGCCGCGGCGAAGGCGATCGCGGATGCCGAGGCTGCAGCCAAGGCGGATGCTGAAGCGACGGCGGAAGCCGAGGCGAAGGCGATCGCGAATGCCGAGGCCAAGTCCAAAGCGGAGGCCGAAGCGGCGGAGGCCTCCGCGAAGCAGAAGTCGCCGCGTGCCGCAAAGGACAAGGCTGACAAGGCGCCGGCGGCCAAGAAGAGCGAAGGTACCCTCGACACTCCCGCGAATCCCGTACGAACGCTCGCCCTGAAAGGTGAGGGGATCTTGAGCCGCCATCGGAGCGGCGTCTGGTCCTATCCCGGTGCACCGCTCGACCCGAGCGCGACCAATCTGGTGCTGCCCGTCGAGTACGTCACCGAACAACAGATCCGCGAGGCTCTCGCCGGCACCGACTATGCGGTCATCACCAAGGACCCATTGCATGAGCCTCTGGCCATCCGCCTCCTCGGCGATGGTGAAGTCGCACGGCCTGCAATCTCGAATGCGATGGCGGGGTCGGCCGAGGCCGGAACCGAGGTTCCGAAGAATTACCGGCCCGAGCACGATGCCGGCATGCCGGCGGCCGGGAGCAAGCGCTGAGCGCAATCATGGCGACGCAAACCGAGCTCCAGTCGCGCCTGCAGGCGATCGAAACAGCGATCGCCAGTGGCACACGCCGCGTGTCCTACGATGGCAAGAGCGTCGAATACGCGTCTCTCGCCGAGATGCGATCGATCCGCGATGAGCTGCGCCGCGAACTCGGCATAGCCGTCCCGTCGCGTCGGCGCGTTGCCCGATATAGCGGCGGCTACTGATGCAGGCAGCCAACTGGATTGATCGGGCCATCGGCTATGTGGCGCCGGCAGCAGCGTTGCGCCGTGTCCAGGCGCGAACGCAGATCGCTCGCATTGCCCGCACGCGTGCGCTCTACGAGGCCGCCTCGGCGGGGCGACGGACGCATGGCTGGCGCTCGGTAGGCACCGACGCGAACGCCGAGACGCGCATCGCCGCCGCCAAGCTCCGCGACGTCTCGCGCGACATGGTGCGGAACAACCCGTTCGCCTTCAGGACCAAGTCCGTGATCGCGAACAATGTCGTCGGCGCGGGCATCATTCCGGCGGTGAAGGCTGCGCGCCAGCAGCGGGCCGACAAGATCAAGGAGTTGCTCGACCAGCACTTTGACTCCACCGATATCGATGCCGACGGCCGCCTTAACCTCTACGGCCTGCAATGGCTGGCGATGGCGACCATCGTTGAATCGGGCGAGGTCCTGATCCGCAAGCGCATCCGCCGGCCTGAAGACGGTCTGGCCCTGCCGTTTCAGATCCAGATCCTCGAGCCCGACTTTCTCGATAGTTCCGTGGACGGTGCTCTCAGCAATGGCAACTTCGCGGTGCAGGGCGTCGAGTTCGACCAGCGCGGCAAGCGTGTCGCCTATTACCTGTTCGACGAGCATCCCGGCGCGACGATCGTCGGATCGCGCTCGAGCTTCAAGGGCAAGCGCGTCTCCGCCGACTTCGTCCTGCACGTCTGCAGGGTCGATCGCCCGGGCCAGGTCCGCGGCGTTTCATGGTTCGCGCCCGTCATCCTGCGCATGCGGGATTTCGCCGACTATACTGACGCCCAGCTCATGCGGCAGAAGATCGCCGCGTGTTTCGCGGCCTTCATCACCGGCTCATCGTTCGATGACGGGCTGGATGACGATCAGGACACGCGCTCATCGGGCGGCTATCCGCTCGAGACACTGGAGCCGGGTATCATCGAGCGGCTTGGCGAGGGTGAAACAGTCACCTTTGCCTCGCCGCCCACGACCCAGGATTTCGCCCCTTATGCGTCGGTCACGCTGCACGAGATCGCGGCTGGGCTGGGCATCCCCTACGAGGTCCTGACCGGTGATCTGTCCGGTGTGAACTTCTCGAGCGGCCGGATGGGTTGGCTCGAATTCGCACGGGCGATCGACACCTATCGCTGGAACATGCTGATCCCTCAAATGATGGGGCCGCTGGGGCGCTGGACCGCGGAGGCCGCCGCCGTCGTCACCGGTTCGTCCGAACCCTTCAGGATGGTGTGGACGCCGCCCCGTCGCGAGATGATCGACCAGAGCACCGAGATCAAGTCGGCCGTTTCGAAGATCCGCGCTGGCCTGAACTCGCGCAGCGACGAGGTGCGCATGCTCGGCTACGACCCGGAGAAGGTCGACGCAGAGATTGCCGCCGACAACGAGCGAGCCGATCGCATGGGCCTGGTCCTCGACTCGGACCCGCGTCGCAATAACGCGCAAGGCCAGGCGCAACCCGAGCCCTCACTCGCTGCATGACACCGGAGCACGAGGCGGCGCTCCTGATCGGCATTGCCAGCCGGGGGATCGGCGCGGCTGTAGCTGAGCGGATCATTCGGCTCAACCCGCACTGGGAGCGCGGACAGATCGTTCGCGGCTGGCATCCGGCACCCACGGCCAGTTCGTTCAGGTTCGAGCGCGGCGCCGTTTCCATCCCGGACTTCGACCGCAAATGGGGCCGTGGCGCCGCGCGGCGGCTTCCACGGTCAGCCTTCATCAGTCGCGGCGGCAAGCGTCGCGCCATCCGGTTCGATGCCTTTGCGCTCGGCCCTGCTGGTTTCAAGAATTGAGAGGATCCCCAATGTCGACCTCGCCTGCCGCAAGAAAGAGGGGGCGCCGTTCCTCGCCGCGCGCCCAGATGGAAGGCACGCGTTCGCTGGTGCTCAATGGCGAGCTGATCCTCTACGGCATCGTCGACCCGTGGGACTATTCCGACACCATTCGCGCCATCGACGTCATGGCGTCTCTGATCGAGCTCGACGCCCAAGAGACCATCGTGGTTCGGCTGAACTCGCCGGGCGGCTCCGTGATCGAAGGGTTCGCGATCTACAATGCGCTTCGCATGAGCGGCAAGCCGATCGAGGTGCATATCGACGCCCTGGCCGCGTCCATCGCGTCGGTCATAGCGATGGCTGGCGATACGATCGTCATGGCGGAGAACGCCAGTCTGATGATCCACGATCCCTATGTCGCAGCCTATGGCGGATCGGATGAACTGCGGAGCGCGGCTGACGAGATTGATCGCCTCAAGGGGATGATGGTCTCGATCTATGCCGGCAAGACCGGACTGGATGCTGCCGAAATCGAGGCCCTCATGGCCGCGGAAACCTACTTCTCGGCAGAGGATGCCGTGGCGAAGGGTTTCGCGACCGGTGTCGACAAGCCGCTGGCCATCGCCGCCTGCGCAAAGCTCGGGCGGGACGATCTGGCGCGTCTCAATGCGCCACTCGACGTCCGGGCGAAACTCGAACCCTCTCCCGCGGCACTGCCCGCTCAATCCCCGAGGAATGAAACGATGCCTCTGAACGACAAGGCCGCGGGTGAAATCGCCGCGGCCGAACGCACGCGCGTCACGAAGATCTTCGCCGCCGTCCGTAATGCCAAGCTTCCGCTGGAATTCGCCGACGAACTAGTCGACGCCGGTCTCTCTATCGAGGACGCGCAGACCCGGATCACGACCAAGGTTGCGGAGAGCAGCGACCCGGCCTCGGTCGCCAATGTCCGCGCCGCTGCGGTGACGGCCGAGCGCCAGCGCGTCCAGTCGATTCACTCGTCCGTTCGCGCCGCGAAGCTGTCTGCCGAGTTCGCCGACGAGCTCATTGCCGCGGGCGTGAGTGTCGAGGAAGCCGGTCAGCGCGTCATCGCGAAGTGGACCGAGGTGCAGGCCGCCGCCGATACCGATCCCGTGCCGCACCGCGGACAGATCCGCATCTCGGCCGACGAGGTCGAGAAGTGGGCGGAGGGCGCGACCAAGGGCCTGCTGGCGCGCGCCGGCCTGAAGGGCGGCGAACGCAACGAGTTCAGTGGCCTGACCCTCTATGAGCTCGCACGCTCGTCGCTCGATATTCGCAACATCAAGAGCGGCTCCATGGACCGCATGTCCATGGTTGGCACGGCCTTCACGGCGCGCAATGCCGGTCCCGGCTACCATTCGACCTCGGATTTCGGCAGCGTCCTCGCGACGGCCGCCTATCGTTCGATGATGACGGGCTATGAGGAGGTCGACGAGACCTTCGGCGAATGGACCAGCAAGGGCCGTGCGTCGGACTTCCGCCCGATCTCCCGCGTGGATCTCGGCCTGTTCCCGTCGCTCGACAAGGTGGAGGAGGGGGCCGAATACAAATACGCGACGATCGGCGACACCGGCACCACGGTTCAGGTCGCCACCTACGGCAAGATGTTCTCCATCACGCGCCAGGCGATCGTGAACGACGATCTCGGCTTCTTCGACCGCGTCCCGCGCAAGATGGGACGCGCGGCCAAGCGCACGATCGGCAACCTGGTCTACGCGATCGTCAATTCCAACCCGACGATGCAGGATGGTGTGGCGCTTTATCATGCGAGCCACGGCAACCTTGCCGCGGCTGCTGGCGTGATCAGCGTCACCAGCCTGGGCGCCGCACGCGCGGCCATGGCGCGGCAGAAGGACGAGGCCGGCGTAGGCACGGCCATCGGTGTCCGGCCGAAGTTCATCCTGCTGCCGCCGGAGCTGCTCGATCTCGCCCTGACCGTCATCGGCGCCGAGAAGACTCCCGGCGATGCCGCCGGCACGCCGAATGCCGTGCGCAACATCGCAACCCCGGTCAGCGACAGCCGCCTGACCGGCACGGCCTGGCACCTCGCGGCCGATCCGGCCCAGGTGGACACCATCGAGGTCACCTATCTCGACGGCGTCGAGGAACCGTTCCTGGACCAGCGCGACGGCTGGGGCGTCGATGGTTCGGAGTTCAAGGTTCGCATGGATGCGGGCGTGAAGGCCCTGCACTGGCGCGGCCTCTACAAGAACGCCGGCCAGTAACACCAGCTCGGCATGAACCGAAAAGGGCGGCCATCGGCCGCCTTTTTCTTATCCAACGCGAGGACCCCATGAAGAACTACATCCAGTCGGGCGACACGGTGACGGCGCCGGCGCCGGCAGGCGGAACCGTTTCCGGCCTGCTCTATGTCATCGGCTCGCTGATCGGCGTCGCCACCATCACCGCCGTCGAGGGCGTCAACGTCCCCTTCAAGACGTCCGGCGTCTACGAACTTCCCAAGACGAGCGCACTCGCCATTGCGGTGGGCGATGCGGTCTATTGGGATGCGGCGAACAAGGTCGTCAACAAGACGTCGGCCGGCAATACGCTGGTCGGCTACGCGACCGAGGCGGCAGCGAACCCGTCCGCCGTCGGTCGCTTCCGCCTCAACGTCTGACGACCGTGATCGATTTCGATCGCCTGATACTCGGCCCCGCGATGGATGCCTTCGCGCGGCCGATCATCGTCGTGCCCAAGAGTGGGGCCGCGCCCTATGGCGGCCGCGGCGACTATCGCGAGCCGCACACCGACATCCAGCTCGAGGATGGGAGCTTCTCCACCGCGAGCCCGACCATCGGTATTCGCCGATCCGAGTTCGCCCGCGTGCCGCAGCAGGATGACCGCGTCTACATCGATGTCGATGGGTTGACTGTCATTCCGAATGTCAGCCGGCTTTTCCTTGTCGCCGATGTGAAGCCAGACGGCGAGGGCGACGTGAAACTGATCCTCGCCGAGATCGATCCCTGATGCCGAGCTTCGAGATCGAGATCCGCGACGAGACGGCCCGACGTCTCGAAGCACTTTCCCGCTATGGCTCTCCTGCGCGCGTCCGCAAGAGCTTCATCCTGCCGACGCAAGACAGCGAGGTGCCTTGCGCCCTCGTCTATTTCGGCGGGGTATCCATGACGACCGACGGCGACGCCAATGCAGGCGCGCCGTCATTCGTCCATTCGGTTCGGCTGGTCGTCTCCTGCCTGGTCAAGGCGAACGATCCGGAAGAGCTGGAGCTTGAGCTCGACGATGCGGCCAACGAGGTCCTGGAGACCTTGCTGACCGATCCGTCCTGGCTCGAGCTCATCGACAGCGTCCCGCAGATCGATCGCAACTACAAGCTTCACGACGAGAACAAGCGGCTCCTGATGGCGGAGGCGCGAATGATCTTCACGATCAACTATAGCAGCGACTGGGAGCCGCGCGTTCCGGACCGGTTCGCGACAGGGCGAATTCGCACGGGCGACACCCCCGGCGACATCAACGCCGAACTCAACCTGCCCCAATCCTGAGGACCAGCATCATGAAGCTCATCCCAGCCGATCCGGCTGCGCCGCTCTATGGCCCGACCGGACAGCTCGTCGACCCGGTCGACGGCATCGAGGTCGATCCGCTCGACGTCTTCTGGCAGCGACGGATTCGCGCTGGCGAAGCGGTCGAAGCCCCCGCCAAGGCCTCCAAGTCCAAGGCCTAACCCCCGCAACCAATTCGCCTCGATCGGAGCGCGCCCATGTCGATTTCGTTCAACCAGATCCCTGCCAACTGGCGCCTCCCCCTTTATTATGCCGAGGTCGATCCGTCGAAGGCCGGGCAGAATGTGCTGGACCAGCCGGCACTGATCTGGGGCCATAAGCTGGCCTCCGGCTCCGCGACGCTGGACGTCCCCGTTCCGGTCGGATCGCTCAACCAGGCTCAGGCGCTTTTCGGCATCGGCTCGATGCTCGAGCGCAGCGTCGCCGCGTTTCTGAAGAACGATCAGGCTTCAGAGATCTGGTGCATTCCCGTGGCAGAGCCGGCCGCCGGCGTCGTGGCGGCGGGCAGCTTCACGGTTACCGGTCCCGCGACTGCCGCCGGCACGCTCAGCGTCTATATCGCCGGTCAGCTCGTCGAGATCGCAGTCGCCAGCGGCGACACGGCGACAGCGATCGCCACGGCCCTCGCGGCAGCGATCAACGGCAGTGCTACGCTGCCTGTCACCGCCGCGGCCGCCGCCGGCGTCGTGACCACGACCGCGCGCTGGAAGGGGCTGACGGGCAACGACATTCGGCTTGCTGTCAACCTCGGCGGCGTTTCCGCCGGTCAGGCGCTCCCGGGCGGCGTGGGCGTCGCCATCGTCCAGATGACGGGCGGCACGGGCACGCCCTTGCTGGGCAATGCCATCGCCGGCCTGGGCGATGATCCCTATGAATATGTTTCGTTCCCATGGAACGACAGCACGAGCCTCAATGCCATCGAGGCGGAGTTCGGCTTCGGCGACGCCGGCCGCTGGGGCTGGTTGCGCCAGCTCTATGGCCATGTCTTCAGCGCCTATCGCGGCACCTATTCGAGCCTGATCGCGTTCGGTGCCGGCCGCAATTCCGGAGTAACGTCGATCCTCGAGATCGAGCCCGACATGCCGACGCCGATCTGGGAGGTCGCGGCAGCGTACACTGCGCAGGCTGCTCGTTCGCTGCTCAATGATCCGGCCCGGCCGCTGCAGACGCTCCCGCTCTATGGCGTCGCCGGCGCCCCGAAGGGATCGCGCTTCCGTGCCTCCGAGCGCAACACGCTGACCATGTCCGGCTTCGCCGTGCAGGACGTGCGCGCCGATGGGACCGTCCAGATCGTGCGCGAGCAGACCACCTACCAGACCAACGCCTACGGCGTGACCGACACGGCCTATGGCCTGGTCACGACGCTGGCAACGCTGGCGCGTCTCTTCCGGAACCAGAAGCAGGTCATCACTTCCAAATACGGCCGTCACAAGCTGGCCAACAATGGAACCAGGTTCGGTCCCGGACAGGCCATCGTCACGCCGAACACGATCAGGGCGGAGCTGGTCGCGCAGTATGCCGCGGACGAATATGACGGGCTCGTCGAGAACCTCGCCGCCTTCAAGACTGGGCTCATCGTTGAGCGCGACAGCGGCAATCCCGATCGCCTCAACATTCTCTACGACCCCGATCTCGTGAACCAGCTGCGGATGTTCGCGGTCCTGGCGCAGTTCCGCCTGCAGTTCGCGGCGAATGCGTCCGAGACGACCGCCTGATCGCCCCGGCCATCTCAAATCAATAGGAGGCCCCCATGGGCAAGCGCATCGCCGGCATCGCCTATGTGAAGGCGAACGGGACGCAGTATCCGCTCCGCGGCAATTTTACGGTCAGCCCGTCTCCCACCGAACGCGAGGGCCTTGCTGGCCAGGACCGCGTTCACGGCTACAAGGAGATGCCGCGCGTCCCGTCGATCAGCGGCGATATCTCGATGGTGCCCGAGCTGTCCCTCGAGGAGCTGGATGCGATCACGGACGCGACCGTTACGGCCGAGCTCGCATCGGGCCACGTCTACGTGCTGCGCGGCGCCTGGACGAAATCTGCCCATGAGATCAACACGGCCGACGGCCAGGTCGCCGTGACCTGGGAAGGCCTGGAGTGCCATGAGCTGACGCCCTAAGGCTGTTTTGGCAACTCCTCGTTAGGTACTATTCCGCGGCACCCCTCAGACGCGCCTGCAATGATCAGGACCGTACTGGATAGCCAGCCCCCATCGACCACGACAGCCGCAGTCCCCTTCGGGACGTAGCATGAGACAAGCCTGTTCAACATCTGTGGGTTCGTCCTGTGCACTCCCGCGCGGATCAGCGTCATCGCCTCGCTGTAGGAGTCATTGTCCTTCCAGACGATCACCCCCTTGGCACCTTCCCGACCGAGAGGAATCGACTGGCCGTGGGCTGCAGCGATCCCAGCCACCGAAATGGCCGCCGCCAGAAAATACTTCAGCATTCTTCCCCCGATCACTGGAACCACTCGCTGTGACCCAAACACCTAAGCCATCGGATAACAAGATCCGGGTGCCACTCTCGCGTGCAATTCCTGCGCATGGCGAGCAGATCTCCGAACTCGTGTTCCGAGAGCCGAGCGGGCTCGACATCGCGCGCTGTGGCAATCCGGTGAAGCTCAATTTTGCCTACGATCCGCCTGAAGTGACGTTCGACGAGCCGAAAATGGCACGCATGATGTCCATGCTTGGCGACGTTCCCGCGTCCACGATCGAGAAGCTGACGGGCAGCGACTGGAACGCCTGCGCGTGGATGCTGTCCGGTTTTTTCATTCCTGGGGCCCCGACCCGATCAGGCGGTGCTGCCGACTAGCGCGGGTCTATCACTGCTCGCCGGGTGATTTCCTCGGCGAGCCGCTCTCCGTCATCAAGACGCTCGAGGAGGCCACCGTGAGGCTCCTCGACGAAGAGGCCGACGATCGTGACTGACGAACGACTTCGTATGTCTGCCGAGTTTCGCGACCGCGCCTCGGCCGGCCTGCGCAAACTGGGGCAGGCGATCCGGGCCCTGGGCATGATGGACGGCCTGCGCCGACTGTCCGTCGACATGGACCGGCTCGAACGCGCCGGCTATCGTGTGGGCGCTGCCATCGGCAAGACGATCAGGTTCACCGCCATCTCCGCCGCTGGCGCGGCGACGGTCGCCTCGGCGGCGATGATCAAGTTCGGCAAGGCCTCGGCCGACAGCCTCGATGATCTGGCGGCATTCTCGAAGCAGGTCGGCTTCAGCGCCGATTCCATGCGTACGCTGGAAGGCGTCGCGGCGCGCTATAATGTCAATGTCGAAGGCATGCGCAGCGGCATCGAGCGGTTCAATACGAATCTTGGCCGGCTCAAGGCGAACCAGGGCGCCTTCTATGGCTATCTGATCAAGACGAACCCGGCGCTTGCGCAGCAGTTCAAGCATGTGAAGACGACGGAGGAGGGGTATCTCCTCCTGTTCTCCGCGCTCGATAAGATCACGGATCCGTCTAAACGCGCGGCGTTCGTCAAGGCGGCAGGTATTGGCCAGGAGAGCCTGCGCTTCCTGGCCGATGGGTCCCTCGACCTCAAGGCGACGATCGAAGAGGTCAAGAAGCTGCAGGGCTATCTCGGGCCCAAGGCTTACGAGGATGCGGCTGCCTACGGCGATGCCATGGATAATCTGGGTCTGTCGTGGCGGGGCCTACGAGACAAGCTGACTGCGGCTGCCTTGCCGGCTATCGTTCCCATGCTGGAGGATCTCAATAAGTTCTTCGCGAACAACAGCGAGGCAATTGCTTCGGGCTTCCGTGAAATCGCCGTCGAGGTCAGCAACGGCGTTCGGTCGATGGCGAGCTGGTTTGGCAGCCTTAAATCGGATGATTGGAAGGGCTTCTGGAACGATCTGAAGGGCATCGCTTCCGCAATCAGCAACGTCGCATCCACGGTTAATCAGGTTGTCCAGGCCATGGGCGGCTGGAAGGTGCTGATCGGGTCGCTCATTGCGCTCAAGGTTGCCAACTGGATCAAGGGCCTTGCTGGCAATCTGACCGACCTGTTGCCGGGCATGGGCGGTACACCGGGCCCCGCCGACAAGAAGGGCGCGCCCTGGTGGGCGCCCGGTGTCCAGGCTTGGATGTATGATCAGGGCAAGACCTGGATGATGAATCGGCTGGATGCGTTGCCCCGCCCCAACGGGCCGGGTGCCGTCGCCGATCCCGGCAGTTTTGATCCTTGGGAGGACCTTAAGAAGATCATCGGCACATGGACGCGCGACACCGTCCAGAACAAGACCGCTGATCTCATCAGCGAACGAACTGGTCAAATCGCCGAGGCCCAGTCGCAGCTGTCGGACGCCAATTCGATTATCGCGGACATGCAGCGAAGCGGGAACGACAAGAAATACCCGGGCGCCTTCGAACGTGCACTGCAGATGCGCGATTCGATCCAGGCCCGCATCGCAGACCTGCGTGCCGGTCTTGAACTGCTGAAGCGCGACGGCGCGGATGTTGGTCGAAAGATGGGTGAGGAGGCTGGAAAGTCCTTCATCGACAGCATTCGATCCTTCTTCCAGAAGAGCTCCTACTCCGAGGGAGGCGTCTCGAATGGCGGGATCGTCAACGCCAGCCTGCGGATCGGTGGCGGACGGGCCGCTGGCCGGGCGCAGGCCATGGCCGGGCGGGGGCATGGCGTGGCGCCGAACTTCGGCTCGGCCAAATCCATGCTCGACCTGATCGGTACGGCAGAGGGCACGGACAAGGGGCGCGGCTACAACGAGACGCTCGCCTATGGCGCGTACACCGGCGGCGACCGCAATCTTGTCGGCATGACGCTCGACGAGATCGACGCGCTGCAGACACAGATGCTCCGCCATCCAGGCAATAGGTTCAATTCCTCGGCCCTCGGCCGTTACCAGTTCACCCGCACGCGTCTGCGTGACCTCAGGAAGCGTTACGGCATTCCGGGCTCGGCTCGCTATGATCAGAACTTGCAGGACCAGCTCGCCAAGCTCTCGCTTTCCGAGCGCGGCGGAACGCTCGGCGCCATTCGCAACGAGTGGGAGGGCCTGCGCAATGTCCCCGACGATATCCTGCGGGATGCCATGCGCCGCGATCGGCAGCGCAAGGAGAAGCGTCAGCGCGACAAGGTCGAAGGTGCGGCGAGCGTCGATGTCCGCTTTCATGGCACGCCGGCCGGCACCAAGGTCGGTGCGAAGGCCACCGGGCTGTTCCGCGAGGTCAGGCTCGATACAGGCCGCAGCATGAAGCCCGCCACCGCATGAGCTGGCGCAACCGCCTGCTGCCCGCCTCGTTTCGAGGCGTGCCGTTCCATTTCGAAGACAATGAGCGCGCGGGCGGCCGGCGCGGCGTCGTGCACGAGTATCCGAAGCGGAACACCGGCTACGCCGAGGATATGGGCCGGAGGCAGCGAACCTTCCGGGTTCGCGGATACACGATCGGTGCCAACTACGATCTGCAGGTCCGCCTGCTCGAGCTTGCCTGCGAGGCCGATGGGCCCGCTCTCCTCGTGCTGCCGACGCGCGGCCCTTCGCTGGTGCTCTGCAATGGCTTTGCCGCGATGGAGACGCGGGAAGAGGGCGGCTTCGCGACCATTGACATGGACTTCGTCGAGGCCGGCAGTGCGCCGAGCGCGGCCGCCAGCATCAACACCGGCGAGGCGGTCTCCAGCGCTGCGGATGCGGCTTCCGCAAGTGTTGCAGCCAGTCCAATGAGCGGGATCGGTCACCAGTGAGTACGAACCGGGAAATCGCCGAAGCGATCGCGCTCGGCAAGTTGTTATCCGACCAGCTGCTTGTTCGTGGGGGTCCTCGCGGGCAAAGCGCCTCGGACCTCCGTCGCGCCGTCGCGGCGTTCCAGACCAATCTCGAAACCAGCATTCGGCGGCAGACGCTCGGCAGCGATATCGTCGCCCTGTTCGCGGCCGCGCTCTCGGCCGGCATCAGTGCGGTGGTGTTTCGGAACCTTCGCGAAGTGACCATGGCGTCGACGGCCCGCGGCGATCTCGCGATCTGGACGCGTACCGCGTTCCGGCGCCAGGCGCTCATCGCCGAGACGCGGCGCTGGTCCACGGTGGTCTTCTCGAACCGGGACGCTGTCGAGGCGACGCGCGCGGCGCTCACTGTTGCCTTCGACGGCGTGATCGAGGACGCGTCGGAGACTGGCGAATACCAGATCATGCGGGACTTCGTGACGCTGTTCACCGCGATCCAGCGCCATCTCGCTGCAACGGCCATTCCGCTGCCGCGCGTCATCTCCTATGCGACGCCAGCGTCACTTCCCTCGCTCGTCATCGCCCACAGGCTCTACGGCGACGCGTCGCGCCGGCTCGAGCTCGTGCGCGAGAACAGGGTGATCCACCCGCTATTCATGCCAGTTTCGGGGCGCGCGCTGGCCACATGAGCACCGGCTTCGTCGATAGCTCCGATCCTGGCGCCGCCGGGATCGGAAGCTTGCCGCTGTCCGCAGCGATGATGCCTGCGGCTGGTGGCGAGGTCTGCCAGGTCTATTGCAACGGTCAGATTTTCGAGGGCTGGACACGGGTTTCTGTCGTTCGGTCGGTCCAGGGAGCGGCGAGCCGCTTCAGGTTGACCGTGACCGAGGCGAATGATGCAGCCGGGGCGGTACTGGCGTGGCAGATCCGCTGCGGCGATCCGATCAGCATCAAGCTAGGCGGCGTGAAGGCATTGACCGGCTATGTCGACGTTCGCCAGGCCGCGTATGACGCAGAAAACCATGGTGTGGAAATCGAGGGGCGTAGCCTGACGCAGGATGTGATCGACAGCTCCGCGGTCAAGAAGGATGGCGGTCCGGTCGGCCCTTATCGCGGCTACAAGCTCGATGAGATCGTACGGGCGCTTCTGTCGCCCTTCGGCATCGGCCTGCGGATTATCGGCGATGTCGGTGCTGCGATCCCGATGGTCAGCGTCCAGTTCGGCGAGACCATATTCGAAGTCATCGAGCGTCTGGCGCGTCTGCGTGGGTTCAACATCCATGACGATGCTGACGGCAATCTGGTGCTCGCAAGATCCGCAAAGACCACCTTGTCCGCGGGGCTCGTCGAGGGAGTGAACATCAAGCGCGCCAACGGCACGCAGGATGTGAGCCAGGTCGTTTCAGATCTCTTCATCGCCGGTTCGACCACTGGCGACGACGATGCTTCAGGGGCCGACGTGTCCGGAGAGTCGGCAAAGGCGTCGAACGGCAACGTTCAGCGCTACCGGCCGCGCGCCATGATGCTCGAGCAGCCCGGGACCAAAGACGATATGAAGGTGCGCGCCAATCGCGAGATGGCGCAACTTGCGGCCGATACCGCGCGGGTGAGCGTGACCGTGTACGGCTGGCGCATGGCGGATGGAAGGCTCTGGGAGCCGCGCGACGTCGTGCAGGTCACCTCGCCGATGCTTCTGATTGATCGCCAGATGGCTGTGTTTTCGGTCGAGTTCACCCAGGACGACCAGGGCGGCACGGAATCCATCCTCGATCTGGTCGTGCCGGAAAGCCTCGATCCAAACGCACCTGCTGACCAGGCGACTCCACCATCGACCGAAGACGGGTCGGATGGAGGTGATGCCGGTGAGGACACGGTGGCTGACAACTGGTCAATTCGATCGACGGGTGCTGCGGCATGATGCGCGAAACCGAACGCGGAGCCGGCCGCCGTGGCCTGATGGGCTTTGCCCGCGGCGTCGTCACGGCGGTATCGTCGCGCGCCAAGCAGGCGAAACTCCAGCATCTCGACGTCAGCGTGCTCAAGGGCGAAAGCCATGAGGGCGCCGAGCATATGGAGCCGTATGGCATGACGGCCAGGCCACATGCCGGCGCCGAGGCCATGGTGCTCTATGTCGGCGGCAACCGCGCGCATCCGATCGTGATCTCGGTTGCGAACCGGAAGTATCGACTGCAGGGCCTGACGGAAGGCGAGGTCGCCATCTACGACGATCTCGGCCAGAAGGTGCACCTAACGCGCGACGGGATCGTATTGGACAGCCCGATCGCCGTCACCGTCAACGCCCCGGACGCAACCCTCAATACGGACGTCGTGATCAACGGCACGCTGGCCATCAACGGGGATGGCGTGACCCACAACGATCGGAACATCGGCGCCGACCACGCTCATTCGGGTGTCACCCCGGGCGCCGCCAACACCGGACCGCCGGTCTAATCCATGGTCGACATCAAGACACTGCAGACCGTCTCCCTCGAGGCGATCACGACCGATTGGCTGGTTGGTTCCAGCGGCGCGCTCGAGGACGGTGACGACCTTGCGACAGCGTTCGTCATCGCGCTGCTGACCGACCGGTCCGCCCTCGATGGCGACGAGTTGCCCGATGACACCGGCGATCGCCGGGGCTGGTGGGCCGATCTCGATGCCGAGGCGATCTGGAATGGATGGCCGATCGGCTCGCGCCTGTGGCTGCTCAGCCGCCACAAGATCCTCGACGAGACGGTCACGCTTGCTGAGGGCTATTGCCGCGAAGCTCTTCAGCCCTTCATCGACCGGCACATTGTTTCTCGCATCGACATCGCGCTCGAGCGTCTCGGCGCCGAGATGATCGGCGGATCGATCACGGCCTATCGCGGTCCGGCCAAGGCCGTCGACCTCCGCTTTGAAACCCTCTGGAACAATATCAGGTCGCGCTGATGGCATGGACGACACCGACGCTGCGCCAGATCCGGAGCCGGGTCCGCGACGACGTCACCACACGCCTGCCCGGCGCCGATGCGATGGTGCCGAATTCGAACCTTCGCGTGATGTCCGATGCGAATGCAGGACTGGCGCTGGAGGAGCACGCCTATCTGCAATGGCTGGGCCTGCAACTGCTGCCGGACACGGCTGAAGGCGAGTGGCTGGAGCGTCACGCCAATATCTGGCTTCGCCGCGGCCGCAAGCCGGCGACTTTCGCGCAGGGCACGGTCACGCTCACGGGCACGGCCGGAACAATCCTGCCGGCCGGAACATCGCTTCTGTATGGATCCTACGAGTTCCTGACGACCGAGGAGCTCACGATCGGTGCCGGCGCGACAGCTGTCATCGTCGAGGCTCGGACCGCCGGTGCTGCCAGTTCCCTCGAACTGGGTGGCTCGCTCCGCCTGTCGCAGGCCACGGTTGGCGTCGACGCATCCGCTGCCGTCACCGCGGCAACGGTCGGCCTTGATGAGGAATCGGACGACGATCTCCGCGCCCGCGTGCTCAAGCGCATTCGCAAGCCGCCAATGGGCGGCAACAAGGATGACTATGAGGCCTGGGCACTCGAAGTGCCCGCGGTCACGCGCGCCTGGTGCGCGCCGCTCGAAATGGGCATCGGCACCGTCACCCTCAGATTCATGATGGATGACCTGCGCGCTGACGCTGGCGGCTTCCCGGAAGCGGAGGACGTCGCGATCGTTGCGGCCTATCTCGACACGGTTCGACCCGTGGCGGTGAAGGATATGTTCGTCGTCGCGCCGATCCCGGAGCCGATCGATTTCACGATTCTGAACCTCTCGAGCGATACGTCGTCGGTGCGCGCCTCGATCGAGCGGAGCGCCAAGGAGATGCTGGCGGGCCGCGCGGCGCCGGGCCAGACCATCTACCAGTCGTGGATCTCTGAATCCGTTTCCGCCGGAACGGGCGAGGACCATCACAATCTGGTCTTCGAGGATCACCTGATGCCATCGCTCGGCCATCTAGCTGTCCTCGGGACGATTGCCTATGCCTGAGATCAATCGCGACGGCGACGCTTTCGCGTCGGGACTGGCCGCGCTGCTGCCGACAGGCATCGCCTGGCCGCGCGAAAGCGACACGGTGCTGATGGGGCTGGTGCGAGCACTCGCCGAAGAGTGGGCCCGGGTCGACAAGCGCGGCGCCGATCTGCTCGGCCGAGAATCCGACCCGCGCGCGACCATCGAGCTGCTCGACGCGTGGGAGACGGCCTTCGGCCTGCCGGATCCTTGCGTTGCCGAGCCGCAGACGATCGAGGCGCGCCAGCAGGTCCTGGTCAACCGGATGACAATGGAGGGGTCGCAATCGCGCGCCTTCTTCATCCAGATCGCTGCGGACCTCGGCTACGAGATCGAGATCAAGGAATACTCGCCGTTCATGTGCGGCGTGTCCGAAGTCGGCGAGACCCTGCACGGCTGGGAAATCGGGCCCGCCGAAATCCGCTTCTACTGGTCGATCGCGATAGCGGGCGCGCGCTTGAGCTGGTTCCGCGCGGGATCCGGCCAGGCCGGCGTCGATCATCTGCTGGAGATCGGTATCGCGACCGACATCACCTGCATTTTCAACCGGTTGAAGCCGGCGCACACCCAAGTCCTCTTCGACTATAGCGAGAGCCTCTAATGAAATATGTGCCGCCCTTTACGTCGGTCGACCCGAACGCCCCCTATGTGAACGGCAATCCGTCGTCCGGCACCAAGGGCTCGATTCCGCCGGCGGAAGCTTTCGAGCATCCGATGCGCGAGATCATGAAGGTCATCGAGGACGCGGGCCTCGATCCCGATGAAGCTGACCTGACGCAGCTCTGGCAGGCGATCAACATCCTGATCGGCATCGGCGTCGCGGGCGGTAACACGGCCTTCGCGACGCTCGCCGAGCTCAGGGCCGCCCTTGTTTCTGGCAAGGCCGTCGATCCGGCCAAGCTCGCGGCCGTCATTCAGGAAAACCGCTGGATTTCGGGCGTGGCGGGAGGCACTGCCAACGCACTCACCGTCACGCTCGCGCCGGCGCCAACTGCGCTTTCGGCTGGCATGCTCGCATGGGTCTATACCGGTGCGACACCAAACACTGGAGCGGCGACGCTCAATGAAAATGCGCTCGGCGTTAAGTCCATCCTGCGCGTCGATGGTTCGCCGCTGCAGTCGGGCGACCTGCCCGCCTCGACACCTGTTCCGCTCTATTATGACGGCGCCGCATGGCGCAATCTGATCGCGGGCGGTCCGAACGCGCAGCCCAAAGGTCAGATGACCTGGGCGGTCGCCGGAACCTATTCATTCGTCGTGCCGGCCGGCGTCTATCTGGTCTATGCGAAGGTCTGGGGTGCGGGCGGCGGCGGCGGCGGCGCGCAATACACATCCGCACGCGCGGCGGCAATGGGTGGGGCCGGTGGCGCTTATGCGGAGAGATATATCCCCGTCACGCCGGGCCAGACACTCGCGATCGTGATTGGTGGCGGCGGCTCCGGAGGCTCCGCGAGCGGAGGCAATGGAGGTCAGGGCGGCTCGTCGTCGGTCGCCGGCTCCGTGATTGCTCCCGGTGGCTCCGGTGGCGTCGGCGCCACGGATACGCTGGCCGGAGGGTCGGTGCCGGGCGGCGTCGCAACAACCGGCACCGTGAATATCGCCGGCAATCCTGGTGGCGGCGTGATCGATACGGGCGGCAGCCCGGTCTCCGGCGCCGGTGGATCGTCCTACACGTTCCCAGGCTACGGCAACGGAAACCAAGGCAGTGCGGGCGCGGCGGCGGGTCAGCCCGGCTGTGGCGGCAATGGCGGATCAAGAGGATCTGCCGGGACCGCCGCTGGCGGCGCTGGCGCCGCTGGATTTGTCGTCATTTCCTATTGATCGAGGCTCATCATGACGAAGTTTGCACGCGTGCTCGCCGGGACGGTTATCGAGCCGCCGCTTGATTGGGCGGAATTCACGCCAGACAAAGCGTTCCCTGCCGAGCTCGCGGCCGAATATGTCGAATGTCCGGAAGATATCGGGCAGGGCTGGAGCTTCGATGGAGAGCAGTGGGCAGCGCCCGTCGCACCAGCCGGTCCGCCGACCAAGGCCGAACTGATGGCCTATGCAGCCGACAAGCGTTGGCGCGTCGAGACAGGCGGCATTGTGGTCGATGGCGCCGTGATCCGCACGGACGATAAATCACAAAGCCGCGTCTCTGGAGCGGCGCTGCTCGCTTTTTCCGATCCTGACCTCGTCACGATCGATTGGGAGGCA